CCTCCGACAACAGGAGATTCACCACATGGCCGTTGCAACCACGTACCTCGCCGCACCAAGCTTCAAGATCGGCCCTGCGCTCGCATCCGTCGTCGATCTCACCGACCAGTGCAAGTCGGTTGTCGTCACCAAAGCGCGCGAGGCGCTTGACCAGTCATCGTTCGGGGACACCGGCCGCCAGTTCACCGGCGGCCTCACCAACGTGACCGTCACCGCAACCCTGCTGATGGAATACACCAGCACGCCCGGCACTTACGTTGACCTGACCAGCCTGGTCGGCACGCGCTGCTACGTCGCAGTCAAGGCCGCCAACGCCAGCGCAATCAGCACCACCAATCCCGAGTTCCAAGTCACTGGCGCCTACCTTGAGTCGCTCGATGTTGTCAACGGCACCGTAGGCGAGCTCAGCGAAGTCGAAATTACGCTGGTCGGTGGCACCCTCGTCGAAGACACGACGCCATGAAATTGACGATTCAGGTGTCGTTCAAGACACCTGCCGGGCAGCCAATCAGCGAAACCGTCACAACGACCATCGCCACAGCGGCGGCATGGGAACGCAAGTTCAAGCGTCGCGCATCCGATCTCCAGGGCGGCATCGGCATTGACGACCTGATGTTCATGGCGTGGCACGTGCTGAACGCACAGAAGCGTGAAGGCCGCGACTACGACGCTTGGCTGCAATCGGTGGAGGATTTCAGCGTCGTTGAGGTCGCGCAGGCAAACCCTACGGCAGCGGCAGTATCCGAAGACAGTTAGCCGAGCTGCTCTTGGCTACCGGGTACTGGCCGAGCGACATCGAGTTTGATGTGGAAGATTTGGCGACCGTGCAGCTGCTGGCCAAGAAACAACGAGACAAACGTGGCCGTTGATACCACCGTCACTATTGCAGGCGTCAAAGAGACGTTGCGCGAGCTTCAGCAAATGGAGCCTGACCTTGCCAAAGAAATCAAGCGCGACTTCAAACAGATTGTCGATCCAATCGTCAAAGACGCAAAGGCAGTCGTGGTTGAGTTGCCGCTGTCAGGTTTTGCACGCAACTGGAAGGCTGGCGTGCTGTTGCCCTGGAGCAAAAACGCCGTGAGCAAATCGATTATCGCCCGGTTCAGCAACCGACGCAAAGGCAACAGCCTTGCCGTGTTTAGCGTGACGATGAAAAGCCCGGCAGGCACGATTTTTGACATGGCAGGCCGAGGCAGCCGCAACCGGCTGGCCACAGCCTTGTCGCAGCTCTACGGTGCGCCATCGCGGCTCATGTGGCCCACGTATGAGCGCAATGCCGACGCAGTTAACCAAAATCTCGAGCGCTTGACTGACAAAATCAGTGACGCGACGAATCGTAGACTGGTGCGCTAATGGCCGTAACAATCCCGATTATTTCCGAGTTCGATGGCAAAGGCATACAGAAAGCCGTAGCCGAGTTCAAGAATCTCGAAGGCGCAGGCGCGAAAGCCAAGTTCGCGCTGCAAAAGGCTGCCCTGCCGGCAGCTGCCGCAATCGGCGGCCTGGCGGTCGTAATCGGCGACGCCACCAAAGCGGCGATGGAAGACGCCAAAGCCCAAGAGCTGCTCGCCCAGGCCATTGAGAAAAACACGCTCGCTGGTGAAGCCAACGTGCGCGCAGCCGAGGCATACATCGAAAAGACGATGATGAGCGCGGCCGTCGCCGACGATCAGCTACGCCCGGCACTTGCAACGCTGGTACAAACCACCGGCGACCTGACGTACAGCCAAGAGTTGCTCAACACGGCGCTCGACATCTCGGCCGCCACCGGCACAGACCTGCAATCAGTCACCGACGCAGTGGCAAAGGCATACGCAGGCAACACCAAAGCCCTGGGCAACCTGGTGCCGTCAGTACGCGGTTTGATCAAAGACGGCGCATCACTTGACACCGTTATGCAGGCACTTAACGCCACAGTCGGCGGCGCTGCGACCGTTGCAGCCAACAGCGCCGAAGGCCAAATGAAACGCCTGCAACTGACCATCGGCGAAACCAAAGAAGCCATCGGCGCCGCATTCCTGCCAATCATTGCCCAGTTGCTGCCCTACTTGCAACGGTTTGCGCAATACGCTCAAAACAACAGCGAAACCATCGCCAAAGTCATGATTGCCGTAGGCGCGCTCGCTGGTGGCATTCTGGCGCTAAACGCCGCAATCAAGGTAATCACAATCAGCCAACTGGCGCTTAACCTTGCGATGGCAGCCAACCCAATCGGCCTGGTCGTCACGGCGGTCGCCCTGCTGGTCGTCGGATTTGGTGCGCTAGTCGCAGCCACAGGCGGCGTCAAAAACGCATTTGTCGCAATGGGCAATTTCATCATCGGCGTGTTTGAAAACATCGTCAACAGCTTTAACAACATGATCAACCTGATCATCAAAGCAATCAACATGCTGCCAGGCGTCAACATTCCGTTTGTGCCCAAGCTCGAGCTGCCACGCATCGGCGGCGGCGGCGGCACGGCGTCAGCAGCAGCCGGTGGCACCACCAGCGGCCCCGATTTTCTTGAGCGCACGTTTGGCGGCATTCCAAGCGTGCCAGCCCCGGTTGCGGTGCTCCCAGCGCCTACAGGCGGCGGTGGTGGCGGCGGTGGCGCAACTGTTGGTGGCGGTGGTGGCGGCTTGGGCCGCGGCATGGTCGGCATCTTGCCGGTTGAGGAAGGATTCTTTGGCGGTGGCGGCGGCGGCATTGGCGGTGGCATCGGCAACGAAATGACTTTGCTTAGCGACGCTGGCGGCGTCACCGTCGTCGTCAACGCGGCAATCGCCGAAGCCACATTGGCCGACAAGATTGTTGATGCCCTGACTGATTACAACCGGCGCAGCGGCCCACTACAGCTACAGATCGCGTAATGGCTTCCACAGTCGTTCAATCAGGTGACTACCTGCTCGAGCTTGACACAGGCTTTGACGTCAACAGCTTTGTGCTTGACGACAGCACTAAAGGCGTATTGAATAACACTGAATACACATTGGGCCCAAACACCAGCTACGCCGACATAACCCAGTTTGTCACGTTGATTACTTATTCGCGCGGCCGTCGCAAAACCGACTATCAATTCGGTGCAGGCATCATGCAATTCACCATGCTTGACGAGACAGGCATTCTCGGCCCATACGACTCAAACAGCCCCTACTACGACCCGGCCAACCAGCAACCCGGCTTGGCGCCAATGCGATCAGTACGCCTGTCACGCGAAGGCGAATACCTGTTTACAGGCGTAGTCACGGGCTACACCTACGATTTTGCGCTTGCCGGCCCAAACACCGTCAACGTGCAATGCGCCGACAACTTCTACAACCTGGCACAAACACAGCTCGACGAATGGAACGTCAGCGCCGAAACCAGCGGCCAACGCATCACCAGCCTGCTTGCGTTGCCTGAAGTGGATTACCCTGGCGCAACCAGCATTGCTACTGGCACGGTCAACTTGGGCCACGACAGCTCATACACGGTGCCCCAGGGCACGAATACGTTGGCATACATTCAGCAAATCAACCAGGCCGAACAAGGCCGTGTGTTTATTGCCAAAGACGGCACGTTCACATTCCAAAACAGGATTGGCGCCACGCTTAGCGCGCCGGTCATCAGTTTCAATGACGATGGCACAGGGGCCAAATACCAGGGCGTTGAGATCGAGTTTGATGCCGACAACGTGATCAACCGCGCCTACGTATCGGGCCTGAATAACAATGAAGCCACCGACACCGACCCGGCGAGCATTGCCAAATACTTCGTGCAATCGGTATCAATCACCAACAGCCTGCTGCACCTGCAAGGTGAGATTGACGCGCTGGCCGCGTACCTGCTCGACGCAGAACCGTCGCCCAGGTACACCAGCGTGACTGCCAGCATGGCGCCGCTATCAAACGTGCAACGTGACCTGCTTGCCGAAATTGAAATTGGCGACACCATCGCTATCAGCAAAGAAATACCGGGGCTCGGCAGCCAAATCGGCTCGGAGCTAAGCGTCGAGGGCATTTACGGCGTCATAGACGTGGCCCGAGGCCACACGTTGACGTTTTACACGGCCCCCACAACGATCGTTTACCTGTTCACGCTTGCTGATTTGGTGTACGGCGTACTTGATGCAGCCAACGTATTAGGATGAGATAACTATGGCAACACCCACGACCCTGCCAGCGACGTTCGTTGCTGGCAACGTGCTGACGGCAACCCAAATGAATGATTTGCGTGGCGCATTCCGCATCCTTCAAGTGGTCAGCACCACAAAAGTAGATACTTTTAGCACAACCAGCACTTCTTTGACCGATGTAACAGGATTGAGCGCAAGCATCACACCGAGCGCAACATCAAGCAAAGTTTTAGTCATTGCGACGGTAAGTGGTGCCACCACTAACAACACCGACGCAGGCAGCTCCGGCTACGTAATCGTTCGCGGTTCAACAATCATCGCCCAAAACACGTCACTGACCGAGGACTTCACTGGCCAATTGTCGATGAGAAACATAGCCTCTTCGGCCGTCACTTTGAATCATGCCACGACATTCCTCGATAGTCCGGCCACCACATCGGCAACCACGTACAAAATTCAAGTCAAGACCGGCGGAACGAATACGATCTACATCAACCGCGATCAAGACAACTTCGTAGGGTCAGTTTCCAGCATCACATTGTTTGAGGTTTCAGCATGACCGACTACGCCGCAGTATTGACCGCCAAATATTCAGGGCAACAATGGTCTTTGAACGACAACGATTACGCGACGCTCAACTGGATTAGTAATACGCCAAAACCGACGCAAGCTGAACTTGATGCTTTGTGGCCGCAAGTCAAATACGACAACCAAGTAGCAGCCGTTGAAGCCGCACGACGCATTGCCTATGAACAACAATCGGATGGCCTGTTTTTTGAATGGCAGCGCGGCGACGGTAGCGAAGCCGCATGGCGTGCAGCTGTGGCGTCCGTAAAGGCCGCACATCCGTATCCACCGGCATCATAAGGTCGATGCATGAAATGGCAATACATGCTCGAAGACTGGCTGAAAAGCTTCGTCGCTGGCTCCGTCGCCGTGCTTATCACCACCGACTACGACGCAACCAGCGCGCTAAAAGCCGGGCTCGCAGCCGTGCTGCCGATGATTTACGCCTGGGCAAACACTAAAGACACGCGGTACGGCCGCAAGTGACCAAACTGCCGATCAAGCCGGTCGTTCTACCGGCTGACCTGCGAGGCGTAACACCAGGCAAACTGCCGCCGTACCTGCTCAAACCGATACGGCCCTACGGCATACTGCATCCGCTGGCAGCTCAAGCGTGGGAAGCCATGCGCAAGGCTGCGCACGCTGACGGCATACGGCCGTTCAAACCGACTAGTTCGGGAGACACGTACCGCACGCTCGAGAGCCAGGAGCGCGCATTCAGGGCCCGGTACACCACGGCGCCGATTGAGACGACGTCTGTGCGCAGCTGGCAAGGCCAAGTGTGGCGACTCAAGCCCGGCCTGGCACCACTGGCCACACCGGGCCGATCAATGCACAACCTCGGGCTGGCAGTTGACGTGTCAGACGCCAGCGGCGACCGGCTCAAATGGATGCTCGCCAACTGCGACTGGTACGGATTCACATGGGAATTACAAAGCGAACCGTGGCACGTCAGGTATTACACAGGCGACAAAGTACCCTTAAAAGTGCAGCAGTTTGTGAGCCTGCATGCCGACCGAAATCTACGTAGCGCTGATTAGCGCAATCGCCATCATCACAGCTGCCGGTCTGCCAGCCTGGCTGGTCGAGCGCGCCCGGCGAGAAAACGCCGAAGATCACCAGTACGTGCGCAAGATTCTCACTAGGGTAGAACGCAAGATTGACAACCACTTGGAGGATCATGCAGATGGGCTTACGCGATCAATTGCCAAAAAGCACAAACGAAGTGCGACGCCTGGAGGAATGGATAGCGGCGCAAACCAACGCTGACGAATGGCTTGAAGTAGTCATGGACTCGGCATCGTTCAGCGCAACCGCAATCACCGGCCTGCTCGCCAAATACGGATACCACACAAAAAACGACACCATTTACCGTTACCGGGCCAAGCATGGCACTCGCTGACGAAGCCAACGAGCTCGGCAGCATCGAGGCGCTGCGCGACGCTCTACGCAAATCACACGCCGAACGCCTAAAACTGAAGCTGCGCAACGCAGAGCTAGTCGAGGCCGTCTACGGTGCCGCAAAAGAAGCTGCTTTGGCCGTTAAGCCAGTCAAAGTCAAGCCGCCGACAAAAGACACGCGCAAAGGCAAGCCCGAAGTCGCGCTGATCCATTGCACCGACTGGCAGCTGGGCAAACGCACCGTGAGCTACGGCAGTGAAACGTGCGCGCAACGCATCGACCGCTTCATTGAGAAAGCCCTGCACATCACAGACATCCAGCGCAAGCACCACCCGGTGCGCGAATGCGTGCTGCTGCTCGGCGGCGACATGGTAGAAGGCGCCCAAATCTTCCCGGGCCAGTCCTACGAAATTGACGCAACGCTGTACCAGCAGCTGTTTGAGACGTCGCGCATCATCGCCCAGGCCGTCACGACGCTTGCGTCACACTTTGAGTTGGTCAACGTCGTGTGCGAGTACGGCAACCACGGCCGCATAGGTCGCTACGGCGAAATGCCGCGCGGCGACAACATTGACCGCATGGCCTACGAGATTGCTAGGCAACAAGTCGGCCACCTGACCGGTCAATGGCAATCAAGCGACCAGTGGTATCAAATTTTCCACGTGGGCAACTACACCGGCCTGCTGGTGCACGGCGACGAAATCAAGAGCTTCGGCGGCAACACACCGGCATTCGGCATCCTGCGCAAAGTCAACGCATGGGCAGGCGGCGTCATCGAGCAGTTCAATGACTGCTACATGGGCCACTGGCACACGCCTATGAGCCTCACCATGAGCAACGGCGGTCGA